GTCGAGGTACGGAACGCAGACATCGGAGCGGTGGCGGCCGATGCCATCAGACTTAAGCTCGCTCCATAGGTTAGACGCTCCGTCATACATCCAAGTCTTGTCTTCGGTAGGGAATGAGATGACATACATCGGATGGCCACTCAACATATAAGTGTAAGCCACCGCATCGACCAGTACGTTATACGAGTTCAGCTCGTGCTCGAGGTCAAAATTACTGACGCGCTGTGGCGTGTACCCGTTCATCTTGGCAACGATAACCTCGCCCATCTGGTTCTTCGCGAGGAACATCACACTGTTGTCGTACCGGGCTACCGACCACTGGGCCGCAAGGCCCCATTGCGCGGTAGATCCCTGAATGCGAACGTAGGGGAAGTCGGAAGCACCAACGTTCGACCAGAATTCGGTAGAGACACCACCGAACAATATCAACTCACCGTGGTCTGCAAACACTGCGATCAGATCGTCTGGGTTGGACTCAGCGGATGCCACATCGGCCGCGTTCCAAGCGGTGCCGTCGTACAGGTCGCTCACATAAAACCGGGCAGTGTCGCCTTCATTTACAATGAAGTAGGCGTCTTGGAACACCACGGCGGCCGGGGCTGGCGGAAAATCCGCGTCGACGATCTGTTCAAACGTCTCTGCGCCGAAGTCGTAGATATACCCGTAAGTACCGTCTACGACCATCAGTTGCAGCCCGTTGTCGGCCATCGATACCCGCCCGGAAGAGGTGAGCAAGCTCCCGAGCTGGGTGTGGCCGCCCTCGCTATCGACCTTCCAAAACACGTTGTTGTGCACCACATACAGGAAATCGGCCTTGGCGTGAAGACCACGGACTGGCGATTCACCGAACGAAGTGAACAGGGTCAGGCCGGGGGTGCCGTAAATGGCCAGTCCGCCTCGGGCAGTCTCCTCGACTCGCTCATAGTAGCAGTTAATCCGGCGCTGCGCGGTGGCGCTCTTGGATTTTCCGGTATTAGAGAAGCCGAACAGTGAGACTTGCATCAGTTGCCCCGAAAGTAATCGCCAAGACCCTGCCCAATACCTTTGTACGCGGCCGCCATCTGGCCCATCGGGTCTTCAGATCCGGATCGGCCCTTCACCATACCGAGCACTTTCGCCAACTGGTACGCGGGGATGGCGCCCGCCAGCGAGACGGCGGCCAGCGGATTTTCGCCAGTCCACGGGCGGGCGAAGGCGTTATGCTCGAGGTTTGCCAGCTGGGCTTGCTGCTCTTGGTTGTCCGCCGGGACTTGATCTCTTGCGTTGCGGTACATATCGAACGGGGTCGCCCCCATGCGATCCGCCATGGCCTTTTCAATCCGCTCCCGAGGCACACCAGCGGCCAGCAGCGCGTCAACATCGATTCCGTCCATGTCAGTCCCCGGTGCGCCAGTCGAACACCCGACCGTCAGCAAAATTGAGCGCCATGTCCATCGGCATGGCAGCCATATTGGTGCGCTTCACTTGCGCGACTGCCTCGGCCTTTTTCATCAGCGCGTCGGGCGGCATCACTTTACCATACTCGCTGGCCAATTCGTCGGCAAGGCAGTATTCCATCATTCGCCGGTACCCCGGCGGGAGGTTCAAGTCCGCCACGAACGAGCTGTACTCTTCGAGTGGGGTCCACACAGTCAGGGTCAATGCCACATCCTGCGAGGGGACCTGCGAGATCTTAATCGTGCCCAGCGGGAACGAGGGCATGTAATACAGCAGGCCCGGCAGGGTAGATTCGGTCTGCTTCGCCGGGATATCGTTGTAGCCGTCGACCGTGATGACATCCATCTCGTAATCGACGTCGTTCAGCGTCAGTCGCGCAGCATGAAGTCGAACAGGGCGGATGTCGTCGATGTCGCCGCCGGGGCCGATGGTATACCCGGATTTTCCAGCCTGCAGGGCAGTCACGATATCTTTGAACGAGTACACCATCAAGGAAGTGTTGCGCCACGAGTCGATGAGCGAATTCAACACGTCCATCGCGTCAGAATTCTCTTTCGACGTCGGGGCCTCGAGAGCATCGATTGCGCCGATGATCCGGAGTGACCGCTTGATTACATCTTGTACCGTTGCCATGTTAGCTCCTTGGGGGCCGGTTTCCCGGCCCCCATGGGGTTACTTCGTCACGCGGGTGGCGAGCTGCGGGCGGATCGCTTGCGAGCCGTACAGCACATCAACACGGCACGGGAAGTTGTCCGAGGAGATATCGTAGGCGCGCACAATCCGCATACTGATACCGTCGAACATCTCGCGGGCCTTGAAGTCCACGCCGTTCGGCATTTCCAGATCGCCCGAGACGAAGGAGAACGCGTTCTTGTGATACGCGAGGCCTTGGCCATAGGCGGTGGAAGCCGCGCCCACAAACGTCAGGGCGGCGCCGTCAGCCGGCAGGGCGCTGACGTTCTGGCTGGCACCAGATGCCGAGATCGAGGGGGAAATCGACAGGGTCACGTTGCCGGAACCATCGGCGGTCGCGTCGGCGGTCGCCACGAACTGCTGCAGGAAGTCGTACGCCACCTTGGTTTCGGCGTGGACAGCGTAGACACCGGCAATGGTGAACACGTCGCCTTCCTTGACCGTGGCCGCCGCGTCGAAGCCGTCCAGAACCAGCGAGGCGCCCGACTGGGTCGCGCCGTTGATCACCGGGGTGGTGTTGTCGCGGGAACCGGTGGTGTGAACATACAGCAGATCGTTTTCATACCAGTCGAAGCCGGAGGTACGGCCGATCATGCCCTCGAGGTACTGCTCGGCAATGCTGGCGGAGTCCTGGAACAGGCCCTTCAGCGCATCGACCATCACGCCCATGGTTTCAGAATCGACCTGCACGCGGCGGTTGCGGTCCTTCGGGGCGAGGAACTGGTTCAGCTTGGCGCGGGCGTCAGCGAAGACCGACAGCGCGGCCGGGGTCGTACCAGCAGTGCCGACGAGGTTGTAGACCTTGGGGGTCACGTTGGCCAGCACATCGGCCTCGATGTGGGAAGCCAGAGTCGACATGGCCGGCTCGAGAATGCGCTCGGCAAAGTCATCGATGTCGAGGGTCAGTTCTTTCGAGCTGAACTCCATGTCGACACCTTTCTGGGTCGCCATCGTCAGGTCGACCGAGCTTTCGGTGGTATCCTGGGCGTTCAAGGTCTTGCCGGTGCGAACCGTGTACTGGTTCGGCAAACGGATTTTCAGGGTATCGCCGATCTTGGCGCCGGACTGCGCGAAGCTGTCATCGTACTGGCGGTTGATGGTGCCGATGAAGTTCAGCTTCTGGTGCAGAATCTGCAGTGCTTTGCGGGTGACCTTCGTGGGGGTCAGAATGGTATTGGTTGCCATCTTGTACTACTCCTTAAACGAAACGGGCGCCCCGATTGGCAGCACGCTTGTTCATGCGGGCGCGCTCCTTGCGCATCCAGTCGTTGATGTCATCATCGTCGGACGGAGCGTCACCGGAGGCTTTCGCCGAGCCTGAACTGGGCTGCTTAAGCGGGACAGGTGCCTTGGATTTGGGTGCGGGGGCGGGGTCCTCGACCTCACCGCCGGGGCCTGCTGCTTGCGCCGGGGCGGGCTTCGCCTTGCCGGCTTCGATTTCTGCTTCAATGCGACCGATAATCCGGCCGATAGTTGCAGGCGATTTGCCGTGCATCTGTTCGACCTTTTCGGGGTTTTTGGCGAGGAAGTACATCACCTCGGGGCCGTTGTCCGCTTCCATGATGGCGCGGGCAATGTCCTGGGTGATGGGGACGTCGGCATCTGCCATGACGTCTTCGAAGTCGTCGATTTCTTCAGTCAGCTTCGCCATTTTGGCGGTCCACTGCTTCTGCAGCTCCGCCTCAGATTCCTGCTGTTTACTCTTCTCGTTACGCTCCGATGCTTGCTTGTCTCGCTCAGCGACGATATTGCCGGCTTCCCACTTAGCGCGGGCGGACACATACTCGTCGAAATCATTGAAGTCTTTCAGCTGCGGCGCGCTGGTCGGGGCCTCTTGCTTCGGGGCCACATTTCTTTCCAGCGCTGCCAAACGCTGCTCGAGCGCTTGGTTTTGGGCACGAAGTTCGTACCGCTCGCGGGTGAGTTTGTTGATGCGCTTTTGCACTGCATCGGACTTTTTCGGTGCCTCACCAGCTGCACCGGCCACCTGTTCCGTGTCGGCGGCATTGTCGGAAGACGCAGGCAGTTTTTCCCCAGTTTCCTGAGGGTTCTCGTTGCCAGTTTCGAGGTTTTCGGGGTCCATTTAGGATCTCCTGTTGGGCGCTGCTTAATCGAAGAAAAAGTCCGGAGACTTGTTTCTCGTGGAAAACTGTGCGCACTGGTAGTGCATATCAACCTGGATGCCGAATACATCACCGGCATAGTTGTTGGCTACCGTGTTGTCTCGAGTTATACGGAGTAGGATGTTGCTATCCGGCTCCAAAGACTCCGTGACGATGGAGTCATCATCAGTGACTTCTCCCACAAAATGTACGTATTGATCCTCGGGAGTAATGTCTTGCTCGATATAAACTGTTGAGGTGGTCGGGAACGCTTCTTGCCCGTGGCCCTTGGCGACCGTAAATTCGAGCGCCCAACGGACGGTGCCAGTGATGGCCGCATTGACGGTAAAGTGCACGTGGGGGTATACCGGGGTCAACAGGGCGTAATCGTGGTTAATATGAAAGTTTGCGAACGCCTCTTTGCTCTGATTGAACGGGAAGGCGAACAGATAGATGTTATTACGGAACTGAGTCCAGACTGGGCCGGTGGCCGACCCACGGCCGTCAATCGGCGCGAGCATATCACGCCACCCGATGTGGGGGTAGTCTCGGGCCTCGATGAAGTCAGCTCGGTCGGTCAGCACTTCGGCGATGGCCAGCGGGGCTTCGCTGACCTCGTCAGGGACCCACAAGATATTCCTGCCCGTGATCGGGTATTCCAGCAGGTTAACAGTGCCGATGTACTTGACCTTCATGTCACATTACTCCTTGCGGAGGCATTCCTTGCGGAGGCATTCCTTGCGGAGGCATTCCTTGCGGAGGCTGAGGAACTTGGCCGGCCATGTCAGTGGGGGTCAGAAGCTGCTGAAGGGGATTCAGCACCAGCGCCTGGATTTCTTCAGGCCCCATTGCGGCTTGCACAGTCTGCAGGCGCTTGGTGTCGGCATTGAACTCCTCGATCTGCAGCTTCCGGGTGTCCAGCTCCACTTTGGTGGTGGCGTCGTCGAGGGCCTTCGTGAGCTTCTCATTTTGCTGCTTGAGCGCGTCGACGATATCGAGGGCCTTTTTCATATTGGCCTCGATTTCCTGCATCTTGTTCGCGACAGCGGGTGGGATCTCTGCGCCGGCTTCCTTCTGCTCGATATACTTCTTGATGGGCTCCGGGGCGACCAGCTCGAACATCTTCGAGACTTCTTCCGCCATCGGCCAATCCATCATTTTGAACATTAGATGCCCAAGAACCGGCATCAAGTTCGGGTTGTTCTTCGTGAGGTCAAGAAGCGCGTCGGACGCCTCTTGACGCATAGTGGAATACGACGGGCCGGCCTGTACTGTGACATCGTACTCGCCATAGCCGGGGTTTAATACTTCGGTCGGGCCGCTGTCGGTCTGGACCGTCCGCGCAGGCGCTTTCTGGTCCGGATCAACGATGATCGAAGTTTCCTTCATATCGTCGCCAATGACCCGCGCCATCCGGCGGGTGTCATAAATCTCCGGGATCATGTCGATGATGATTCGGCCGGCCGCCTGCACCGAAAGATGCATGTTGTCGATGTAGTGGAACGTGGCAACGTCGCCCTGATGCTGGCGGGCTTGGATCGCCTTGCCAGAGCGCTCATTGGAGGTGGCGCCGACCGAAGCGTCGTGCATCCCGAAAGACGCTTGGATATCCTTGTCGGCCACGTTCATGTCGGCCAACAGCCCGTTCGGGGCAGACGGCATCGGCTGACGGGCCGGGGCGTTGGCTGGGCGGCCCTCGACGTCGGTTTGCTTATAGAACAGCACCGGCACATTCCGGGTGTTCATCTGCTTCCACAGCTGCTCGTGGCCCTCTAACTGGCCCTCGGCGGCAAGGAACGGCTGCTTCGGCGCCAGCGCGACCATCTCGGTAAACGACGACCGGGCGTAGTTGTATACCCGCTGCGGGTCACGGGCCGCCTTGATCATCCCGGACAGCGACCGGCAGCCATCGATCAGGAACTCGTTCCCGACGATGGGGATCACCGGGATGCTGCGGGCCGGGAACATGGTCCTTTCGAGGACTTGTCCGGCGGTGAGCTTGTACCACTCGACAGTGGGGCGCTTCACGAGGCGGTTGCCGAGGATCTCGGGGCGGGTGCCGCCTTTTGCTTCCTGCCAGTACTCGTCCTCGGACATCGTCCGACCATCGCGGGTGTATATCTCGTTGTGCTCGGACTCGCAAATGTACAGCCGCTCGGCGATGCGGACAGAGTCGCGGTCTTTCCAGCCGACGTTGTACGAAGTTTCCGGCCAATCAGTCACATCGACGTCCGGGTACTTCTTGCGAAACTCCTCGATCGGCATCTGATCGACGATGAACACATCTTTCAGGTCGGAGCCATCCGGCTCGGTCCACTGATCATCGGACAACACCGACAGGGGGTTGAAGATGCGGCGGACTCGGATCTCCTGCAGGTTTTGCTCTTCGTCGACGATTTCGGGCAGGATTCGGAACCAGCCCAGCCCCGAAGTGACCGCCCAATCAAGCGCGTGGAGGTACGCCACCGAAGCGCGGGAGCGGTCTTCGATGTATCGGGTCATGCCCTGCAGCAGCTTGGCAGCGGCCATGTCGCCACGAGAGTCCACCGGGCGCACCTTGATGGCCGGGCGGTTCTGGCGGGCGTCGTTCGTCACTTGACGAACATATTGGTTGGTGCGGTCAAACGTCAGACACGGGCGAGCGCCGTACGGGTCGTTTTCACGCTGGCGGCGGATGTCACCGGGCCACTGCTCGCCGGCACGGAACTCCATGTCGTCAGCGGCCTGAATCAGGAAGTCGTTCCAGTGGTCCTCGTAAGCGCTGTATTGCTCAAGCGCCTCTTTCAGCTCGCTGGACTCCGAGTTGGAACCTTTCGTCTTTTCAGTAGCCATTACCCTGCCATCCATGCAGATCCGCCGCCGGAGCCATACTCGTCGTAACCGTCATAGAAGCCTTTCTTCTTTTTGGCGTCGCCTTCCGGGCGGCGATGAGCAACACCCATCATCCGGAAGGCATCGGACCCATGAGAGGCCGCGTTGTGGATCGGCTCTTTGGTATAGCCGCCGGCCGCGTTTTTGCCGTACTGGTACCGCTTGAGCGCCGTCAAGCCGTCCGTAGTTTTTGCCTCGTCGAACCAGACCAACGGGAACATCGTCCGGGACGCGTTGATGCCGTCCGCGATGGACAGGTTGTCCACGATCCGGACGTTGCGGCCGAAGCTCTTCATCATTTCTTCGATGGAGCGGCCACGCGATCCCAGGGTTTTGGCGCGGGCGTCGTGGGGAAGCCAATCTTCACCATAGACATAGCCACGCTCTTGTAGCACTCGAAGGTAATGATCCAGAACTTGGCCATGTCCTTCGTAATAGTCGATAACGCGGATTTCGAACCCGACGTTTTGGGCGAACCAGATCGCGGTGCTGTCGCCATACCCCAAGTCCCAGTAGGTGTTGACCGGCTTTCCGGGGAAGTACGGGACTTTTGTAACCCGGCCTTCAGCGTATGCCTGCCTGATTTCGGACGCGTATACCGCCCCGTCGAGGAATTGTCGGGTCTTGCCCTCCCAGATGGTGTTGTACCCGTCCGGGTCGACCTGCTTGCAGTGCCGGCGCTCGTCTTCGAGTAGTGCCGGGAAGAACGGGTTGTCCCGGTAGTTCATCTCGATGAGCAGGCAATTCGGGGGCGTGTTCACCACGAACCGCTTGTACGTCTCATCGGTGTCCAGCTCGGGGTTGAACGTGACCCATATCTCAGAGCCATCCTTCCGGATGGTCGGGATCAGGACCTCCCAAGACTGTTTCGATACCACGTGGGCCTCTTCAACCCACACAATGTCCGCGCCCTCGAACGACCGGATATTGTTGATGTTGTACTTCAGGCCTTCAAAGGTGAATTCGCTGCCAGTTTCGGTGCAGCTGATTGCCGTCTTCGTGACCTTGAACTTATCCGCGACGCCCATGCGGTGGATCTGATCGACCAGCAGCTGATACACGGAATCCTCAATCGACTTCTGCATTTCCCGGAGGCACAGTACCCGCACGAAGCGGTCCATCGCGATCAGGATCAATACCTGCGCAACGCTCCAGGATTTCGCCGACCCCCGGCCACCGTACAGCACTTTATAGCGCTTCGGCTGGAAAAGCGGCTGGACGACCTCGGGGAGGACGATCTCATTCGACATCGATGATGTCTCCTTCCTCGTTGCGCTGGGGAGGGGCCGCGAAGCTCACCGACACTGTCAGCGACCCGCCGCCGGGGGTTGCCGGAGTTACCGGGGACCGCATCACTTCCTTGTCATAGTACCCCGCCACTTGCCCTCGGGCCTTCTCAGCGTTGAAAGCCACCTGCATTTCGCACAAGTCCATCGCTCGGTCCCGGATCTCGGCCATCATGTCGAGGTGGGACATCTTGGTGATGCCGATAGAGCAATTGAATGCTTCGGTGATTCGCCGCAGGCGTGCCATTACTTCCGGCCGGCGGACGATTTCTTGCGTTTCTGCGCGAGTCGGGCGGTACCCGTACGCCATTTCGTACGCCTTCATGACAGTGCTGCCTGAGGCTACGTACGCGCAAAACGCTTCGTCCGTGTCGCAGAGGACTACTTCGGAGCTTTCCTCAGACGCCGGCTCCTCGGAAAGCTCCGGGCGGGGTGCCGGTAACAGGAGGGGGGTGGGCGCGGCGTCCATACCGGCAGTATAGCACACCCGCGCGCCGCTGTCAAGCGCTGGATACAGCCCGCCACACTACTCTGCAACTACTACACCACCTGCTGAACTCGTAGCTTGACGCTCTGGTGCGTCGCCTGACCTCTTTTACGTATTCTTCCGGCGGCTTTTCCTCCCCACAGCGCGCGCATTGAATTTTCCCTTCGTGCGCGTACATACGTGCTTCTTCCAAGACGCGCATGTACGCGACAGATGGTGACGCCAGCTTGTTGGCCTGCGCCGTTTCATACCGCCGCCGCAAGTCCGCCTGCTGGGCTTTGTATATAGCCATATTCTCGAACGTTGCATGGGCCATTATCTGGTCCTCCCGGCAGGAGAAGCAGTTATCACACTCGATACGCTGCACAAACGTTCCCCGGTCCCGGAATCGTTCGAACACCGGCAT